AGCGCATATGCGATAAAAGCGGCATGGGGAAAGCATAGCGCGGCCTGAGCATATGCGCAAGAATTATTTTTCGCTGCATCGCGCTGCATTGCAATGGCTTAGAGAGCATGAAATTATATTTTTAAATGGCCCAATTCTTGCTATTGCTATATATAGCATAAGCTATGCCAATCGGCCAAAAATCTGCATAAATCGCTTTATACACACTAAATACTCTCTGCTCGCATGTAATATTCACAAAGTGAAACTTACTTTCATTTCATTGCTTGATTAAGTTACGTTAAAATCGAAATCGCATATGCGCATTTTTGAAAGCAAAAAGCCGGTCGGTCGTACCAGTCGGTCGGTCGGCAGGGGGCCGGGAGCGCAAATGGGCAGATCGCCATAGGCTTAGAGGGATACGTAGAGAGAGAGTAAGTTATATATACACGTGTGTGTGTGTAGAGTGTTATATATATATTACCCTATACACACACACACATAGCTCTCTATATATAACTCTACACCTGCCCTCTATATAATGCCCTTTTCGCCGCTCAGCCTATGCCCGACCGACCGACCCATACGACCGACTGCTTTTTCATAGCTCAAAGCTAAAGCCATGACAAGCAAGGTTCTACCCTCCCTTGTCAAGAAGAATCTGCCCATCGCATCGCTATTGCCCCGCGCAAGAACGCACGAGAGCACTAAGGGTTTAACGCCCTAGTGCTCGCGTTCGCTCTTAACTCTCTATCCACTTAGTTTCAATCTGCTTATCCTCGGTTTGAATAAAGGCATACCTTGTATCCTTAAACCATTCCCTGCCATGACGTCTTACAACATCTCTCAACTCCGCAAGAACTTTATGCGGTGCTCTATCAGGGTTTTCAAACCAAGGTTTCGACAAATAAACCCTTTTACCCTTATCCTCAATTCTAAACCTAAAGCTTCCAAGCTTTTGTCCCTGATATAAAATTTCAACCTTGCCTTGTCTCATATCATTCCCCTGGTTCTTGGCTATATTTATCCACTTTGCTAACCGCTTTCGCAATCTTCCCTTTGCTCGCGAGATACTGCCTAAACTGGCTCGCATTCCCTCCCAACCCATGCTGGTCTAAGCTTCTCGCTACGAAGACGGTTAACGCCTGCCCTGTCAACCCCTGCTCCATGCTCGCCGTCTCATACGCCTTAATCGCAGCATTCGCCAACGCCAACCCATGCGATGTCGACGTCCACCCCTTACCCTTCGCAATCTCAGCATCCACAAACGGCATTAGCTCACTGAAGTCAACAAACAACGGCTTTTCAATCTTCTGGTTCTCCATATATGCTTTCTTTCTTTTTAGCTCAGAGAGGGTTTATTCCCTCTCAATGCAATGACCTTAGAGCAAAGAGCGCATATGCGCAATTGGAAAATTTCACTTTAAATCATCTATTATGCTCAAGGTGGCATAGACAATGCTGAGGAGCTGGAGGTGTGCCACAAATCCCTCATGCCCTCACGTAAGATTCACAAAGTGAATATTACTTTTTATGGCATCTTTCCTGCTGTCATAGCATAGGCTGTGCCACCTGGCGAGAAAAGCGCGAGGCGGCGAAATATCGGGCGCAACGGCATAGCTAATGCTATAGTGAGCAAGCCTCATGCCACCCACCACTATATCGCCCTTGCGGTCTATTTCATCCGCTATGGCACGGAGGGTGCTGCGTGCCCACGTGCTCGCGCCTTGTGCCACCCCGCTGGCCATAGGCAAGGGGCGGGACGCCCAACCACCCCCTCCCGGCGGGTGGGTGTGTGAAATGATGAGCCTCTCCGTGATCTCACATACCACATATAGAAAAGATCGCATATGCGCATTGATATAGGGCATTCTATTTTCGCTTGCGGCTTTCATCCCATCGCTTAATCAAAGCCGCGCTCCGCTAAATCTAATTGTTAAAGTAGGGCTATATAGCTCTTGCCTCATATGCCGCGCCGCCCTGCCATGAAAGATCGCATATGCGCCCTTTGCTTCGCGCCGTCCTATAAACAAAAGTGCGATGCCTTTTCCCTTGCTTTGTTATAGGCAAAAAGACTAAGCTAAGGGCGATGGCAGAGCCGCGCATTAGCGATTATGATGAGTCGAGGTTAGACCAACCATTCGTCACGCGGCTTCGCCCCTTAGCCGTTGAGCATCGGCCTTTACACACCTTCTCAATAACCGACATCATCAATGCGCAAGACCTTTGCACACGCCGCCCCGAACCTTGCCCTGAGGTAGAACCTGTATGACCTCCACCACTCAACCCAACCAACTCTACGGTCAAACCGGGCCTGAGTATGTCCTCAAACGTGAGAAGGCAAAGCATCGTCTAATGGCAGAGATGCACCTTAATGGCTTCACCAACCTCGAAATCGCTGAGGCTTTCAAATGCACAGCGGTCGCTGTCGCCTACACCTTGAAGCAGTCATGGCTCATCGACTACATGACCCAGCGGGCCGCTGAGTCCGGTGAAGACGAACGTGAAAAGATGGCAGCTAATGGTCGCGCCGCTATGTCCCGTATTGTCGAGATGTCAGAGTTGTGCCACAACCCCGGTGTCAAATTCGCAGCCAACAAAGAACTGGTCGATCGTTGGATTGGTAAGACTCCACAGACTATTACTCATATCAACAAGAACGTCACCGAACAAACCGACGAAGAACTGATGGAGGGAGTGCAGGCTGTATTAAAAGAACGGGCGAAGCCGAGGCAAGTTGTTCCAGATGGTGTTCCTACGTTCCTCGACGAATAGATATGTTTAAACTTCTTTGTAAGTTTGGTTTTCACGCTTGGCATTATAGTCAAACAAATCGTGTTCGTATGTGCGGAAACTGTCATCGTTTTGAAAATCAAATCAACATGCCTGATGATCCTATTCGTAATTATCAGTTGATGGAAGAACAAGAGATTGCACCTTCTGGGTTTGAGGGAATAGCTTAGTGCCGTAAGAATGCTTCTTATTAACCCTCGTGCCCACCCAACAACAATTCGATCAAGCGGCTGAGTTCGTGCGGCGTAAACAAATGCGCGCATCGTTTGAGGTGTGGTGTCGGTCTAATTTACCCGAAGGCCAGGAACCTGCGCAGCACCACCTAGTCATCATTAAAGCGTTGGATGATTTGGTTAAAGATAAACTGATGCTGCCCAATGGTCAGGTCGCAAAGCGGCTCATCATCATGCTTCCACCCGGAGCCGCCAAGTCCACCTACACATCGTGGCTCTTTCCTCCTTGGTTTTTGAACCGAGCGAAGCACCTGACAATCCTCTCAACCTCCTACTCTCTCGACCTCGTTGAATCATTCGGACGTCGTTGCCGCAATCTTATTGAACAGGTTGGGCAGTTTCTTGGTTACAGGTTGAAGACCGACTCCAAAGCCGCTGGTCAATGGGAAACCACCAACGAAGGTCGATATTTCTGTGCTGGTGTTAACGCAGGTATTGCAGGTCACCGCGCCGACCTCGGCCTCATCGACGACCCCATCGGTGACGAAATGACCGCTGACTCCAAACTCTTTCGCGACCGTTTGTGGGACTGGTATCGTAATGACTTCGTTCCTCGGCTCAAACCCCAGGCGTGGCGTGTGCTCATCTGCAACCGCCGCCACGAAGACGACCTCGTCGGTCGGCTGCTCGACCCCAAGTTCCCGGCGAATGAAGCCGAAGATTGGTATGTCCTCTCCATACCAATGGAAGCGGGAGAAGACGATGTGCTCGGCCGCCAACCCGGCGAACGCCTATGGCCCGAATGGTTCACCCCTAAGCAGGTCGCTGACGCCAAGAAAGACCCGAGAACCTGGGCTGGGTTATATCAACAGAACCCGACTCCTGAAAGCGGTGACTTCTTTAAACGTGAATGGGTGATGACTTATGAAACAGCCCGGCTTCCTAAGAACCTAAATATCTACTGCGCATCTGACCATGCTGTCTCCGAAGCACGCACCGCCAATAAATCATGTCTTGGTGCATTCGGTATCGACGAGGACTACAATATCTGGATTCTTCCTGACCTATACTGGAAGAAGGCCTCACCAATGGACGCGGTTAATGCCATGTTCACCATGGTCAAACGGCTCCACCCTATCGACTGGACAGCCGAAAAAGGCCACATCTCGAAGTCCCTCCGTCCTCTCATAGAACTCAAAATGCGTGAACTAGGTTGCTTCTTTGTGTTAAATGAAGTCCAACCCACCGGTTCCAAACGTGCCCGGTGCGGGGCCATTGCTGGTATGTTACAACAACATCGTGTCTTCTTCCCCGTTGATGCCGACTGGTGGCCTGACGCCCTGTTCGAGATGATGTCTTTTACAGGTAACGGTGACGACAAATCCGATGACTTTTGTGACTTTCTTGGACACGTCGGCATGAAAGTCAACCGACTAATCCGACCCTCCGCCGTTCAAACCCAACAAGTCGAACCCTTGAACGTGGGTTTCGTTCCCACCTACAAATGGCTCAAGGATGAGGAAAAAAGGGGACGACGTTCGGCTGTTCTGTTCGGCGATAAGTAATATTCACTTTGTGAAACTTACATGACAAAAGACTTAACAACTCAACCTCGGAGCACCGAAGGGGCTTTTGACATCCCGGCCAAGCCGTCCGATAAACCGACGACGGAAAAACCCAAGGATAAGAAAACGGGTGAGGATGATGTTGAGAAGGTGCGACGTGAACGTTGGGTTAAACAGTGGAATGAACGTATCATTAAAGCACGAGACAAATGGGACCCCGACTTCAAACGGATGAAGGCGGATATGCGTTTCGCTCGTGGCTTTCAATGGGAGGGACAGCAGACGTTGGAATCAGACAAGTATGTGTGCAACCTAACCTTACGAAACATCTCGCAAGGGGTTGCTACATTATATGCACGCAACCCAACCATCGAAGCGCAGCGTCGTGATCGTTTGGACTTCACCATCTGGGATGGTAAAGAGGAGTCGATACAGGCAGCAGTGCAAGGAGCCAACCAAGCAGCGTTGACGGGGCAACCCATTAACCCTTTGGCACTGCAAATGATCCAAGACTATAGCGAAGGTCAAATGTGGCGTGAACTGGTCGATCGTGTAGGTAAAACCGTAACCTTCGTCGCCCAATATATGTTGGACTCCCTCCAGCCCGACTTCAAACTCCAGATGAAACAACTGGTGCGACGGGTCAAAACAACTGGAGTCGGCTATGTCCAAATCAACTACGTCGATGGTTTGGAGGGGACGCTCTCCACAAGTGAAACCGAGTCAACCATCACTGACCGCATTAAACAACTTAAACAAATCGCCCAAGACCTCGACGACGATAAAATCACGGACGAATCTCCGGAGGTTCTTACGCTCGCAAACCTTGGAGCGTCCATAATGGCATCGGTGCAGACGGGCGACACTGGCAATATTAACCAACGTATCACTCTCGACTTTCTTCCCTCGACCTCCGTCATTATCGACCCACGCTGCCGACACCTCAAAGGCTTCGTCGGTGCTCGCTGGATTGCTATTGAGCGGGTGCTCGATCTCTCAACCGTTAACGCCTTCTATGAAACGGATATCAAAGCGGCTGATGTCAAATCCTACGAAGCTAGTGGAAACTCTCAACAAGATACCGCGGCCAAGGACACCTCTTCCACCTCTCCCGCTGAGAAGAAACGCGTTTGCTTGTTCGACGTTTACGACCTCGATACCAAGTCCTGCTTTGTCATCTGCGACGGCTGGAAAGACTTCGTTCAAGCTCCCGAAGCAGTGATGCCTGAGACCAACCACTTCTGGCCCATCGTTGCCCTCACTTTCAACGACGTCGAAACTGAACCTGATGGTGGTTCAGAAGGTTGTTCCATCTTCCCGCCGTCAGATGTGGCACTGATGCGTAACTCCCAAAAAGAATGGAACCGTTCTCGCCAAGCCTGGCGATCGCACCGTGTCGCCAATACCCCCGCTTATTTAACAGGCAAAGGGTGGTTGACCTTGGACGACATGAACAAGATTAACAACCATGAGGACTCCGCGGTCGTCGAACTTGAGGGTGCACAAATGGGTCAGGATATTGGAAAGCTGCTCGCCCCGTTTGAACACTCCCCTATTCAACCTTTATTGTATGATACTAACCCTCTTGCTCAAGACATACAACTCTCAGCCGGAACCCAAGAAGCTGATCTTGGTAGACCCACACCTAAGGTTACTGCGACAGGAGCTACAATTGCGGAGCAGTCTAAGAATACTGTTGCTGCAAGTAACACTGACGATCTTGACGACTTTCTTAGTACTATTGCCCAAATGTTTGGTGAAATTATTCTTCGCTATTTCCAACTTGATACTGTGCAACGCATTGCCGGACGCGGAGCTGTGCTGCCTCAACAAAACCGTGAAGACTTTCTCAATGAGATAATGTTATCGGTTAAAGCAGCCTCCTCTGGACGTCCCAACAAAGCTCTTGACATTGCCAACTTTAAAGAACTGGCCCCTCTCATCATCCAAGCTATCACCAACCCAACCGGCCCAATGATCGGTTTAGCCGAGGAAGGGATCAAACGCTTGGACGACCGGCTCGACCTTACGAAGATTCTTGCTGTCGGTTTACCTCTCCCGGGTGCAATGATGATGGCACAACAAGGACAGCAACAGCAAGCCCCACAACCGGGTCAACCCGCTGGCCCGGCCAAACCCCAAACCCCACCAGCTCAACACCAACCCTTACCCAACGGCCAGCCGGTGCATGAGACCTAACACTTTATGGACAAAGCAATAATAAATGACGATTCCGGACGCCTCGCTGAAATAGCTCGGTTGGCTGAACAGCCTAACCCTGTTGAACACGAGGTCGAAATCGAAGGCGCTAACGAGAAGGGTTCGATGCAAGAATTTGTTCAGCAGACGTTGAATGAAGATCGCGAAGACCCGGAGGCAGTCACGCCTGATGCCAATGAGACGGCGGAACAAAAAACCGCACGTGAAACGGAAGAAGCCCGCCTTGCAGAAGAAGAACGCAAAGCCCGCAACGAATCCGAGAGTGATGAAGAAAAAGCACAACGCGAACAGCAAGAGACTGAGATCAAAGAGTTGGACAAGAAACTTGAAGAAAGACTTGACCAGCATCCGCGGTTTCAGGAGTTAAATCAGAAGGTCAAAGAGCTTACACCGCTGGCTGAAAACGCCCGGTTGGATGCTCAATACTGTCAGCAATGGAGCATCCCCCCGGAGCAAAAGAAAACTGCTATGGAGTTGTGTGCTTTGCTGAACACTGACCCAAAGAAAGCACGTGAAACCTTAGCACAGATCATCCAGAACATCGACTTGCAAACCGGCGCGGCTCTCCCGCCCGACTTGCAGAAAGAGGTTACAGATGGAACAATGTCGAAGGAACGTGCGACCGAACTCCACCTTGCTCGGCTGGCAGTCGAGAACTCAAAACGTTCTCAAACCCAGACACAAGAACAGCAGGTCAAAGGTTTGCAAAATGGAATGCGCGAGGCTCAAAACCAATGGGGCAATTTGAAAATGAAGTCCGATCCCGACTTTAAGCCAAAGGCTGACGCGGGAAAACCGGACGGCGTTTTTGAAATGACCGTTGATAAGATGAAACTTCTTGCATTGGAGAAACCACCGACCACTGTTGCCGACGCTGTGCAGATCGCCGACACCGCCTATACCTGGGCCAAAGGCATCGCAAAACGATTCACTCCAACACCCCGTGCCCGCCGCATCCCGACGGGCGATATTCGTTCTTCTGAACCTATCACTGGCGACCCAAAACCTGGTGAAACGATGGCGCAATTTGTTGCGCGCACCGCTGGCCGCAAAAACGGCTTCACTGTTTCTGAGGTGGCTTAACTCGAAAGAACAAACAATATGGCTCTTGGTTTTGTAGTAGCGTCTGACATCATCAACGCTGCTCTTATCTTTTACATCAAAGGGAAAACCCTCTCTCAAACGACAGAGGAAAAACCCACCCTCGCGAAGTTTCGCGCCAAGTCGAAGACCTTTCCATCTGGCAAAGGGTTTCAAATCAGCGAACCTATTCAAGGTTCGTATATGGGTGATGTGCCCGGTTTCTATTCCGGCTATACTCAGGATCAACAATTGCAATTCACCCAAGCGCAGAACATCCTGCGAGCCGTGTTTACTGGTTATGAAACCCACGCTGGTTTGGGCATCACCTGGACGGAGTTAAAGGTCGATGGTATTACTGTTTCGGACAACAACAAAATGTCAAACCACTCAGATCGTGAAGCGACCGTGCTAACCGACCTCATGCAGAATCGGTTGGAAGACTTCGGCGAATCGTGGATGCGCGCCGAGAACTTTACACTATGGAAAGACGGTTCTCAAGACCCATTGGTTCCTCCCGGCATCTTGTCCATTATGACCGACACCCCGACAGCAGGTTCAACAGGTGGGCTGTCTCGCCAACAATATCCATGGTGGCAGCATCGTGCGAATTTGACTCTTGGTGTCTCGCCCTTGAATCAAACCCTCACCCGCTACCTCCGTTCCGATCAACGTCAAATCCGGCGCTACGGTGGTCGCACTGACTACATCGCCTGCGGTTCCAAGTTCATAGACGCCCTTGAACTCGAAGTTCAGGGTAAAGGTGTTTACACCCAAGAGGGTTTCAAGAACGAGGGGAACACCGACATCGGCATGGCTGACATCTCGATGCGCGGTGTGGGTAAGTTCTCTTATGACCCCACTCTCGATGATCTCGGTCTAGCGAACCGCTGCTACATGATGGATATGCGCCGCATTCAAATGAAACCGATGGCCGGTGAGGACAAGAAAATCTGCACCCCGGAACGTCCTTACAACTACATGGTCTTCTTCCGTTCGATCACCTCGACCTTTGCGGTCGTTGCTCGTCAGTTGAACGCCTTGGCGGTTTATGGTGTCCAGATTTAACTAACCACAAGGAAATATGAAAATGAAAAAGTTTATCACAGCTCTCGTGCTTCTAAGCACAATGGCAGTTCAAGCATCCAACACGCAGTTTTTGTCGTTTTTGAACTACAACTCTGCCTTGGAACTCGGTAACAAGGACTTCGTGTCGGTGTTGCAAACCAACGGCGCCACAGGCACAACCCTATTCGGCCCCCCTGGTTTCTTCTCGCCGCCTACGAACATCACCTACTTCACATACGCTAATGAGTTTCCTCAGATTGTGAGTATCTCGTCGGCGATCGTGGCGTATGCGACGAATATGATTGGTGGGTTGACAAATAGTATCATAGGATCAACAGGAGGGTTTACCAATGTCTCTGGAGTGGGCACTAACTTATATTCCTACAACCCCTTCGGTTATCAACTGACAGGCACAAACATGTATCTGATACAATACACCTCTGGAGTGTCAAACTCCAACGCGGGAAATATTGTGCCAGGGCCATTTGTTCCTATCACTATCAATAATGGTGATGCAAATGGTCAGGTGAACACGAACTGTGTCTTTGTCTTTGGTATCGCTGGAGACACTGCATCGTGCACTAACTCCACAAACATCTTCATCTTTGCTAAGTCTTATGATGGACATGTTTATGATATGGCGAACACTAATAGTGTCTCGATCACCGAGAACGGCACTAACGAGGTTATCGGCACCTATCAACCCTCGTCTGCATGGCTTGCAGGAGTTAAATCCGTAGCCATTTACAAATATCAGTTTGGGACAAATTTCAATTCAACAAACACCTTCATTACAAAGGCCGGTATCTCGATGTCTGTGCCTTAATGTAATATTCACAAAGTGAATCTTACCTGAAAAGAAAGAAAATCTATGGAACTTGCAAATTGCAGACTGCACATCGGTAACGACTCTGATGTGCCACAACGTTCAATCACCCCGGCAGAGGCGATGGTGCTCGTCACCTTGCATAAAGACAGAGCGAAGAAACACCCGCTGCTCGATCTCAAGGTAATCGGCTCGGCTCAATCGATCAAAACACCGGCTGAGGTGCAAGAAACCGACGGCTCGTATGATAAGGACATCACAGTGCCAGTCGCTGACGGCACTCGGACAATCAAAAAAGGCGAAACGGTTTTGGCCGGCACCTTGTTAAAATCAGCAGAATACCGTCCACGCACCGGCCATGAGGAAATCTCACGGCTGCGCACCAAATACCACAAGAAAACCATCGACGAAACCTTCCCGAAGAACTCTAAGGTTCCTGAAACGTTTGCCGAAGCGGCTGAAACGTGGAAAGAAATTCCCAAGGTTGCGGATGAAGGAGTTGTTGGTTCATGGACTGATGTCCCGGGTGCTCTGCCTTTGCAGAAAACTGAGTCGCCGGTGGTGACGCCACTGGCACCACCTAAACCTTAACACCTCATGGCACGTAACACCCCACTCTCAAACGTCGTCGCAATGCTCAAAGCCGAGCTTGCGGCTTGTATGACCGTGGGGGTTGCTTCCGCCAACGACCTCCAATACGCTTGTCAAATCTCAGCGAAACAACGTTGGCTTGCTGACATCTTCGATTGGCCGTTTTTGGAAAACGATTGGGACGTGGGAAACGGGGGAGGTATCCGCTATCTCCCCCTGCCCATTATGCAAGTGGATGAGTTGAACCAACAAATCGCTATAAACATGGAGCGGCCATGTCAGGTGAAAACCTTCTTCTCAAACTACTGGCAAGATCTCAAATACGGTATAGCGGAACAAGAATACAACTACATCAACTCCGACCAAGGCCGAACCCTTGACCCTATTCAACGTTGGCGTTTTGCTGATGAAACTCAATTTGAAGTGTGGCCTGTGCCCCAAACAGCCACCACCATCCGTTTTCGAGGCCAACGCGCTTTGAATCCTTTATTGTCTTTTCAAAGTGGCGAGGGTTCCGTTGCATCTATATCCCCTCAATGGGACAACACCCTCGATCTCGACGATGTGATGGTGATGTTATACACCGCGGCTGAACAGCTTATGCTGTTGGGTAAAGGTAACGCCCAATCAGTGCTCGCACGTGCCACAAATCGGATGCAACAAATCCGTGCATCATATCCCAAGCGTGAAATGTCATGCGCCTTTGGTCATTCCCAACTTCGGCAATATAACAAAATCATACCCATCAAGAAAATTTTAGTCGGCTAAAAATATGAGTGCAACAAAAACATTATCAGCTTACGCCACTACTGGCTTCTCTCTTGGTCGAGCACCGTTACGTTTAACCAGTGTTCATGGATTAGCGGCCACAGGCAACACAAATGCCGTTCTTTACCTTGGTATTTATAAAACATCTATTGACACAGGTGCTAACCTAGGTCTAGCAAAAGCTCCTGCTGCTTCTGATGTTCCAAAATGGCAGATGACGGTGACGGGTAAAACCACTACCAACGACTTTCAAATGCAGTTTGCTAACGTGGCACCTGTGCTTGTTGGCCCTTGTTATTTTGCGGTATCTTCAACCGATGGGTTATATACTTCTACGGCTGATGTTGTTGATATTTTTCTTGAGGTTGAACAATACGAAGAAGACACAGCTCTTTTTAACACCATCATCACTACCTCAGCCGCAAGTGCAAACACTTTAACTGTTTGGACAGACACTATCGCCGGCCCAAGTGCTCCTAATGCTTTGCTTGATGTGCTTATTCAAGACCTTGGACATTCAAGTGGAGCACAACTCTACCTTCAAATTTTTGCAGGTGCTGTTCCTAATGCAGGAGACGTTCCTCTTGCATGTTTTAAATTAGCGTTAGCTGGAGGTGCAAGTATCAATTTAACCAATATTACCGGCGCTACCTTATTAAACTTTGGTGATGTTATACGTGGAGGTAAAACTTTTCTCCAACAAGGAGAGGGAACGCTAGGGAAGAACAATGCAACCACTGGCACTAACTATTCTTCGTGTTATTTATACATATCAACAACCGCTCTAACATTAACTGCTGGAGTTGCTAACGCAGCTAATATTGTTGCTCGATATGTATCACCTACCACTGGCTTCTAATGCGCCGTTTTATTTTAATCTTACTCATCCTTTGCACCCTCGAGATTAACGCCTCATGGGTGACCAATGGGTTTGCACCATCAGTGGGGTTGAAGTCGAAGGATATAAATGTCAACTTCAACCCAGTTCAAACTCCTTTTCTTGCTACCAATGGCCAGATTATTTATTCCGTGCAAGTGGGAGCAAAAGCAACCAATGGTATATTAGCACCAACTTGGTTGGTGGGCGGTGCATATACTACCACTTTTGGTCCTGTTCCTGACACCATCCCAATCCTTTGTCCCATCGACACAAACACCTACTCCCTCTGGCAGTTGTGGCAGTTTGCTGTAACAAATATTCCATCTGTTACAAACTTTCATGGAATTATTGTTCAGGTTACAAATCAGGACGGAACGATTAAGGTGACGAACTCAACGGGGCCGATTGTGTATATTGGTGGGGTGACAGGGGGTGAAGGGGGTTCGGGTTCTCAAACCCCTTGGACAAATAATGAAAACGGGGTAGGCTTCAGTCTTACAAACGTGGCAACAGTAGCGGCGACCGCAAACGTGACGACACCGACGCTGACCGTTTCAAACGGGGTCTCCGGAACTGGAACTAATGCTCAAACGCTCAATTCGATAACCATTACCGATAATGGGACGAATGTCTTCAAAACGAGCACCAACGGCCCGACATCTGTTGGCGCAAACTTGATAATCCAGCAATATTTGACGCAAGGATATTTAACTTTTTCAGGGTGGTTCGATACGGATAGCCAATACCCTGGATTGTTTGGGAGATATTCGTGGTCGTCAAACACCGCAGACTTTCTTGGAAAGCACTATCTTGGAAATACTTTTTACACTCTTGGCGCGGCCTCGACTCTGGGCGGGGTTATAACGCCAACATTTGGTACTCGATATCAGACGAACTTTTCAGGTGCAAGTTTTTCGTTTGGAAATCCCGGGGGGCTGGAGAACAGTTCGTTGACTCCGATTGCTTGGAATGAGCTTGGCGTATTGGTTAGCAACACAAGCGGCAGCGCGATTACCGCCAGCTTCCCTTTGACGTGGACAAACCTGTGGACGACCAACGGACTGACTGCAAACATCCCATCGCACTCGATTTTGCTGTTTACAATATCGGTTGTGCCAAGTTTTTTGACCAATGTTTCATGGAGTGGGTCTTTAGCCGCGGGGGCATCAGGTATTGTTCAGTCAACAAATCTGGTTTATACCACGGCAACCAACGGCCTGATTTATGCACAGGAATACGACGGTGCGGGGAATATTGGGTCAATCGGAAACACGAATGTCATCGTTGATTTCCGAACCAATTTTTACAATTGGATACTGACCAATGGGCTGTGCCTATCGAACACTTTTCAATCCGTCATGCAGGCTTCGGCGAATTGGGTCAAATATGTTTTCTCCGTTACGAATGCTTCTTCTTATCCATTGTCGTTTGCCGGGGGGTGGAGTCCCGGCTCATTGGCGGCGGGGCTGACCAATGGAACACCGTTAACAAACGGAGTGTGGACGCTTCAAATTTATGTGACTGGAACGAACTGGCAGTCCTCGAATTATTGCCAGATTTATCTCATCGGCCCGAACGGCGCGGGGAGTGGTGGTGGAAGCTCCGGCACAGTGACCAGCGTGACATTCACCGGGGATGGCGTTGTGGACAGTTCAACCCCGTCCAGCGCGGTCACGACGACGGGGACTGTCACCGCCACGATCAAGACTCAGACCGCGAACACCGTGCTGGCCGGGCCGACTTCGGGAGGGGCGGTTGCGCCGACATTCAGGGCATTGGTTGCGGCGGATATTCCTTCGGGCATAGGGCCAACATTCAGCAAGCAATTCGCTAGTTATGCAGGAACGACCAACATCGACGCAGGGGCCTCGTTGACCAATATCGTCCACTATGCTTCCGGGAATGGCGGGGCGATGACGTTTACTTACGTCGGAACGCAGCCGACGAACACCGTGATCTTCACAAACACGGCCGGGACGGTCATGGCTTACATGACGACGAATGGGTTGTTTTACACGATGAACATTCAGACGGGGCCGAATGGGTCAATCACGACCAGTAATTTCATTGGAACAAACGCCAATTTTTCGGGGGCATTAACTGCGAGCACGATTACCGCAACCACGGGATTTTTTGGCACTTTCGTAACGACTAATATTGACACAAACCAATTGGTTTGGGGTGTCGGGACTTACGATGGGGCAGGATCACACAATTCAGGGAACGGAGCGAACACGACAAATTTTGTCGTTAATTTTTCTACGAATCTTTACTTCCTTGGCTCCCTCTCAAATTCGCTGTGTTTTTCAAACATGGTTGGGTTGGTTACAAACACAGTGGCATTTACACGGGTCACTTTTTATAGCACAAATCAGCAGAATTTAACCGCAAGCTATTTATCTTTCGCCAGCAATAATACACTTAATGTTACACCGCAAGGTTGGGCTGCTGGTTATCAGTTTCCGACATATGCACCAGGAATGGCTTTGTCACTTTATGAAATGGACATTCAGGCGTTTATTTCGGCGAGTGGCGCAACAAATGTCATCATGCGCCTGCTTCCTCCCACTCAGTCGATCATCATTGGGAACATGGCTTATGGTGCAACAGGGATTACCAATGCCGCCAACCAATTGGCGATTCAAAGCGCGGGTGGAATAGCGGTTCAAACAGGCCCAAGTGGGACGCAATTAGATTTATCATCGACCTCAGTAACGGTTCAAGCCAATAATACTTTGGCATACCAATTTACCAGTAGTAGTGCGAACGGTGGTTTTACAACGCGCTATAAATATAGATACATTGGGCCAGGAGGCCCCGATCAAGCCATGTTTGACTTGGAACCGAACATGTTCGCTCCACCGCTCTTGACTTACATCACGAGCAACGAATTTAATAGTAGTTTCTCAACAGCTTCACCATCAAATTACGTTGGCACGTTTGCGCAGACCAACACCATTACAATTTCCACAGCAGGGATGATTCTCAGCAATGCTTGGTTTCAAACTCTTGGTAATGGGACGAACGGAATTTTCTCGATCAAGTTTCACGTTCAGGGCACGGACAAAGGCGGGGCTGATATGTGCGAAACTCTTACCGATGGGTTCGCTGTATTCTCAAATTGTCCCCCTAACTTTGCAGTCGCCACGCTGGTTGCCCCGACTTGGGTTGGCCCCAATGCTCCTACAATCACCGCAGCCTGCAACTCGACAGGGGTTGCAATATCAGCAACCGACGCAAATATAAATCCTGTAAATTATACAATTGATGGAACCGTTAGATGGACTTGGCAGAAATGAACGAGAACCCCACACCGCAAGAGATCGAGGCGTTTGAGAAGGCCAATCCCGGTCTGGCTGCGCCAAAGGAAATTAACCAATGGTGGTTGCGCTCTGGCCTGATTGCGCTTGGCTTGTGGGCGGGAATATTTTGGCTATGGCTCAAGCGGAATGTTTTCAATCGGCCACTCGTTTTATTGTTGCTCTTGTGTGCTAGTGCAAATGCGCAGCCGTTCTCCGGGCCGATTCCGTTGAGTCTTTCCAATGGAACGAACACTTCTACAAATTTGCCTGCCCCGGCGGCGTTCTGGAAAATGGATGAGAACGGAGGGTCAACAATAAACGATTCCAGCGGCAATGGATATAGCGGGGTGTTAAGCGGCGGTTTTTCGTGGGCTGTAGGCTCGCTTGTTTTCAACGGCTCTTCTGCCGTCGCCAAAATCACAGGCGGCACTTCTTCCGTCTTACAAACTCCTCCTGTGACTTACAGCGCGTGGGTTTTTCAAGCGAGCTATAATCAAGGCGCGTATTTTGGTGGGGCAAGTGACGGCGCAATGGAGCTTCGAGTTACAACCACAACGGGCTATCTCGATCTAGTGAAACAATTCGTGGCGGACATAGGAACAACTTCACCAATAGCTATCGGCATAGCCGCCTTTGAACACATTGCGATGACTTACGACGCTTCAGGCAATTGGAATCTTTACATCAACGGCGTCTCAAAAGGAAGCGGCACGAGCGGGCCTTCCATAACGCCCTCTCAGCTTTGGCTTGGAGCGATGGGATCGGGCGGGGGGATGGACTTTTTCGGCGGGAATATGAAATCGGTTGAGGTCTGGATGCAAGTCCTGACTCCGACTCAAATCGCGGCATTATTCGCGCAAGGGCCATCGCAATGAATCGCCTGTTACTATTCATTCTTTTGGTGACGCAGATGGTTTCAGGCGCGATTTACGTCTCCCAGACCGGCGCAGGCTCGCAAAACGGCACAAGCGCAGGCAACGATTACCCCGTCACATTCCTGACAACTTCTGGAAACTGGGGGAGCGGGGGTGGGCAAGTCGGCCCCGGTGTTACCGTGATGTTGGAAGGCAACATCACCACGGCATTCAGCATCCTTGGGAGCGGCAGCACGGGCAACCCGATCACGATACAATTCGATACCGGTGCAACCATGTCTGCTCCAACATGGGGGCCAACTCAGGCTATTGTCGCGCAAAACAAACATGACATTGTCATCGACGGCGGTGGCACCAACAATGGAGCAATTTACTGCACGGCGACTGGGTTCGGATTAGCCCACGGGAACCCTTGCAACGGCATTGCAATTGAGAGTTGCACTAATTTCACCGTTCAAAATATTGCTGTCACAAATATTTACTTGGCGGTTCAAAATCAAGAAAGCGATTCATCTTCTGGGAGTTGCATTTATGTGTCTGACGGTGGTGGACTTGGCAGTCAAAATATTCTCGTGAGCAACGTTTTGACGCACGATTCGTCAATCGGCTTCGGAGGCGCGTTTGGACCGACGGCAAAGAACTGGAAGTTTGTAAATTCGGAGTCTTACAACTGCAACTGGTGTTGTCAGGTCAGCGATCTGGCTAACGGATTTCTGGACGGTCTGACCATCAGCAACGACTATTTCCACTCGCAGTCTATCTGGAACGATCCAGCGGATAATAATCATCACAATGAGGTTTACGTTTTCACAGCAAATGGAGGAACGAACACCAACACGGTGATATGCGCCACTCATTTTGGCGGGGGCCTTGGCGGGTCTTTTCAAACGAGCCAATGTTTCATCAAGGGGAACGTGGCGAATGCTCTGGTGATAAATGATATATTTGACGCGACGGACGGCTCAGGTGCAGGCACTGCACAGCTATTCGCGCAAATTGCTTACGAAACCGCTCATTATACAGTCGGGATTTTTAACGACACTTTCCAAGGTAGCGGGAACAATAACACGGCGGTTAACGTTGGAGATTTGTCGGATGATGCTTTTCCGGCAGTCCACAATCCAAACTACTGCATCTCAAACTGCATTTTCGACGGGGTGTTTACAGCGGTCGCGCAATTTTATTCCACGAACAACACGGTCAGCGAGGACTACGATCTTGTGTTTGGCATTACGTCTGGGGCGACTTTTGCTGCTGGGACGGGAATGTCATCAAGCCCTCAATCTCTTGCCGCTTGGCAGGCGTTGGGGCGTGAGACACACATCGTTCAAGGCAATCCGCTGCTTAATTCGTCGTTCCAGCCGCAGACAGGCAGCGCGGCAATTGGGGCGGCTGCGACGTTGGCGGGTTTCACCGCTGATTTATCGGGCGCGGCTCGAACGCCGCCGTGGACGATTGGCGCGTATCAGGTGGCTTCTGCAACCCAAGCCGCCATTAACGGCGGCGGTTCAATTTCAGTAAGCGGAGGTGGTCTAATTATCGTTAAATAAAAATACCCATGCCAAACAAAAACGATGAAATAAACCCTAATTCTTCAAACTATATGTTTGGAGCAGTGCTTACAAAATTAGAGTCGATGGAACGAAAACAGGCCGATCATCACACAGAGTTTATGGACCGCTTCAATAAGCACGAGGAAGTTGACGATGCTCGACATAAGAGTAATACCGAACGTTTGGATTCTCTTGAAGGCGATAGAAAAAAGGTTATCGGCGCGGTTGTCGGTGTGACGGCAATTGGTGGATTTATTCATTGGGTAATGGATGTTTTCAGAAAGTAAAATAACAAAACAATAAACAAAAAAATGAACGCAATAGAAACAGAAGTTATTAGTGATATTAACACAGTGCTTGAAAAGGTCATTCAAACACAAATCGGCCTTCCTGCGGGAGTTGTTGACCCGGTGTTGGTCAAAGTCGAAGGTGCCCTTGAAGCGGCCATTGGACATTTTGGACACAAATCGACAACATCAGCAAGTCGAGACCAATCAGGCGCGGTCTTGTCCGCACAACCTGGGTCAACAAACCCTCCTCAAGCAGAACAGCCGGCAGAAGTTGGAGGTGGAAAGTGAAAGGACAGTTGGTTATATTGGGAGTTGGTTTGTTGACTATTGGGATCATTGGATGTGCAAAGTTGCTACCCGGTCAAGACCCGATAGTTGTGCGGACTGAACAGGTTGAAACCCAAACATATTCAATATTGGACACATTTCTCAAACTCGATGATACAATCAATGCTAACTCAAAGTTGGCACCATCGTGGACGGCGGCTCACGCCTTTGCACAACATCTGAGAACTCCGGTTCAAAGTCAGAAGGGTATTATGGTGCCGTTGGGTATCGCCACCATCTTATCTGTTGATCAAATCAAACTGGCTTATGTGGCAGGAACTACCACCTCCAATGCGTTAATAACCGCGGTCAATGTCCTCTCCACCACTGTTATCCAAATTCAACAATACCAATCTTTAACCAACGGATTTTAAACTTATGGCCGCACTAATTCCAGTTTTCATTGAGGCTTTGCCTTCCTTGTTAAATGCAGGTGAAGACCTCTACGAGTATATCGTCAAAACAAAAACAACACTGAGTCAAGACGCCGCCTGGACTGCGGCTGAGGATGAAGCATGGGTTGCAGCGTTGATTGCCGCCGGTAAAGTACCGGAATGGCTTGGATAGAAGTAATATTCACAAAGTGAAACTTACTTATGGCTGGAACTAAAACAGGTTATTTGACAATCCAGAACTTTCGTTTTGGATTAGATGCACGACGGAGCGAGCTGACGTCACAGCCCGGCACCTTGCTCCGTGCGGTGGATTGTCACATTAACCAAGGCGCTGAGATTGAGAAAAGGAAGGCGTTTGTTAAGACAGCGATGCCCGCTAATGTGTTTTTGGGACTTGCAGGTTTATCGACACAGTATGCTTTTGGGTCTATTGCTGCACCGGCCATGCCTGCGGGTTTCACTTACCAACAACTCCTCTCCCCTTACGGTATGGCAACAGCCATGACGAAGTTAGTCGGAGCTACATTATTTAACAACCTACCATTTGCTGTTGCCACCTTCGGAGTCAATGGAACCTTTTGCTTTTACAATGGAGTTTTGATTCCCGATTTCACCACGGGGTTTGTGCTTTCCGGTTTGTTTTTATCTTCCGATCAAGCTAGTGAGTTGGTGGCTTTGATTAACTCTACCACTACAAACTACACCGCAGCCATCGGTGGCACAAGTTCAACCGTTATAATCACTGGCACAAATGGTGATAATTATACAGCAACAACTACAACAACAACCGCCGCAGGGGTTATCACTGCCTTTCAAGAAAACGTTGCTGTATCATCAACAAACGCGGGTGCTGCTATTGGCTCAATTACAATCTTAGCTTGCAATCAAGGAACAGGTTCTCCGTTAGCTCAAGTTTCTATAGTGGGGTATTTTGGCCCTGGTGGTTTGAATAATTTGTTATCTGCTGTGGTCAATTCAACAAACGATCCCTCCTCATTAGCGGCAAACTTAGCTGCGAACATTAATGCTAATATTGGTTCAAACGGTGGGTATTCAGCCTTAGCTAATGGAAATGTTTTGTCTCTTTTCGCTCCAGCGGGTGCTACACCTAACGGTTACCCTGTCGCTATTCAATCAACAAATTCTTCAAATAACGACGGTGGAGTTTGTGTTGAAAATTGTTCCTTTATTTTTACCGCCCCTTCGGGCGGTGCCATCTCGATAACAAACATTGCCTCCGCGGCTAATGGTAATATTGATACTACCACGCGCGCTTTATCGAGTTTCGTATCATTAAATGCTTTTTTAACCCAAGTGGCAAAGGATATAATGGTGACGACATCGGGTGCAGGGGTTGTATATGCAGCTGTTGCTGTCGGAGGACAGCTATATATCTCTCCAACAACTGATTCTTCCTCTGCATCACAGGATACAATTACAATCACTTTAACAATAAGCGGAGGGGCCACTGTTAGTGGCATAACCGCTCTAACTGCAGTATCTAATGTTGCAGTTGTCCGAGGAGGGGTTCAGGTAACCATTCTACCTAGAGGCGGGATAACTCCATATACCTATGCTTGGACTATTAGTAATCCAGCTATTCAGATGTCTAGTCAAACAGGGAATAATAACGTGTTCTCAACTAATGTTACACAAGTTTTTACCAAAACAGGAACACCTCAAGTTGTTGGCACAGCCTCTTGTGTTGTAACCGACTCTGCCGGAAGTAAAACAACCGTGACAATCCCTGTTGCAATTTCAGTTAATATCTAATATGGCAACCGCAACACAAATAGTCGCACCTCAAGCACAGGCTTTCTCTGGTGGAGTGGCCGGAACTCCCGAGGTTAATGAAAGTTTTTCAGTTGTCTTTTCTGGAACATGGGTTCCAGGTGATGAATGGGATGTAATTTTAACGGATGCTTTAACTGGGTTACAGACTCAGTATGGGTTTGGGTTTGTATCGGGGATTGTTTTTACATATGTGTTTACGTATAATAACAAAGTGTATGGGTTAGCGGGTTCGACTATTTACATGTCGGCAATTGATGAACCAACAGTATGGAATGATCCTAACGCTTCGGGCAATGGGTTTTTGACTTTGACGAATTGGTATTCGACACCGGAACCTATTATTGCTGCGTCTCCGTTTGAGGGGCTGTTGGCATTCTTTTCATCTCAGACTGTACAGATATGGCAAGTTGATGCTAACTTAGCAAACTGGGCCATACAGCAAACGCTGACAAACATCGGTACCATCGCTCCACAGTCAGTGCAGGCAGTTGGAGGATTAGATGTTATTTTCTTGGCGACGACCGGCTTTCGCTCGTTGCGCTCTCGTGAGATTGTTCAAAACGCATTCGTCACCGACGATGGTTCTCCCATTGATGCTATTGTGCAGAATGCTCTTTTAGCCGGGAATGGACAGTTGGCTTGTGCTGTTGTTGAACCTACATCCCAACGCTATATGTGTTTGTTGAATGGGGTTATTTATGTTCGTTCTTACTTCCCCTCGAACAAGATTTTAGCGTGGAGCACGTATACACCTGTGGATTCAACCGGGGGTTCTTTCACCCCTTTCTACATGCAAGTGTATAATGGACAGGTGTGGATTTATGGCACTGATGCTAATGGTAATCAAGCGGCGTATCAGTATGGCGGGGCGGACAATAACACCTATGATACAACAAAAGCCAAATGGCAGACAGGTTTTCTTGATGCTAAAACCCCTGGAACAATCAAAACAGCACGTGCAGTGGATGTCGTAGTTAATGCTGGACAAGGGGGTATTGCACTTCCTTTGCCCGACTCATGGTCGATTTACTGCTCGATGGATCAGCGTTCAGCGGGTAATCCTGCCGTTCTTGCCGACCCCACAAAAGCCAATTTCACCCAGATTTACAAAAGCAAAACCGCCTCGTTCGACATAGGCAATTGTCCTTATAGCGACGCTGGCACTCACTTCTCAATCTATGCACAATCAAACGGAGATGGTAACGGTGGAGCAGGAGCCGCTGCGACCTTCAGCGAAGTGTTATTACACTACGAGGCAGCTAATGAAAAAGGATGATATGGAGCCGTCGGAGGCTTTGTTAGAAATTCGTCCAGCGAACGAGTCGAACATCAAACGACTTGTTGAGGCGGCGGCTGTGGATAATGTGCATGTTATTCGAGCCACAAATGTTATTGAAAGAGGTGGGAAAGTTATCGGCTATCTCTCTATTGCTAATGTGCCATCAGTTCATATGTGGTTTTCAAAACAACACGCTCGAAAGCGGGATTATTTAACAGCTATGACTTATTTTGAAGGAGCGTTAGCTGATAAAGGAGTGCAGGACTTTTGGTTGCCTGTCGAATCAACCAGTGGACTATTCCCTTTTGTTGAGAAATTGGGGTATGTGAAGTCCAACTTCGATAATGTGTTTGTCAAACAACTAACCAAATAATATGCCATCGGGTAATAACAACTCTTTAAACCAATTACAGCAACAGCAGCAAGCCGCTTTGACGCAGGGCGGTGCTGCAATACAAAAAAACTTTGCATCGAAGTTCACACCTCAGTTTTTCCAAGGTGTGCAGACTTCATATGAGAACGCTGAGTTGCCTCAGTTGTTTGATAGTTATCGACAAACGGCACAGAACCTAAACTATAAAACAGCGGATCAGGGTATTCAGAAGTCTTCCGCCGCTCAAAATCTTGGTTCGTCGTTGAATAAACAACTCGCCCAAGGAGAACAGCAGGTGGTTAATCAGGGACAAGGGGCTGCACAGTCGGTGCAACAGCAAGCGGCGAGTGAGGAATCGCAGTTGTATGGACAGTTACAGTCATCACAGAATCCAACACAGATTGGACAGTCGGCAGCGAACTTAGCTGCTCAAACCGCAGCTCCTTCAACGTTTGCACCGATTGGTAATTTGTTCTCCAACTGGTCAAATATGTTTCTAGCTAATCAAACTGCCGACAATGCGAATCAGTCAAATCAATTGGCTCTTGCTTTATACTCTCCTTACCTAAATCAAGCAACTTCAACTGGGGGTGGCGCAGCTGCTCCTAACTATTAAACTATGCCAGCTATTATTCCCGCGTTAACATTAGCCGTCTCAGCCGCCGGTGCTGGTTACGGTATTGAACAAACCCAAGCCGCGCAGTCCAAGATGAATCAGGATACGGCAAATGTGGTTAATCAGGAGGAAGCGTTGCAGAAACGTGCGACTCCGATTTATCAACAGAATTTACAACAGGCAACGAAAGCCCCAGCGTTGCAGCAAGGACAGGATCAGGCGTTAGCGCAGTATCAGAAAGTTGCAGCGGCTCCTGCTTCTACTCAACCGCAGTTGGTTAATGCTCCACCGTCGAAACAAGTGGACGCACGAACACAGGCGGCTGTCGCCCAAGGCCAACAGGCTAATGCTTCGTTGCAACAGTATCCAGCGTTGGAAACGGCGTGGAATGTGGGGAATACTCAGACGAATGCACAGCTTGGTAATTTAGCTGCGATTGGTTCATCAGCGGCGTCGACGCTTCCTGCGAATTTATCGTTGGACGCGGCAAAAGGACAGCAAGGGCAAGCTGTTGGTTCTGCTATTGGGTCGTTGGCAACGTTGGGTTCTGCGTATAATTCAGCGCAGGGTGCTAATTCGTCGTATCAGGCGTTGCTCAACAAATTAAACTCCTTCACCCAACAGCCGTCAGCCCCCGCTTATAACTCTTATACCGATCAAACCCCCGGATAATATATGTCATACATTCATTCATCTCCTTGGCAAGACGCTGCGAACTTTGGTGGCGCGATTGGTGATCGGCTTACGGAAGCGTTGATCAACCTACCGCTGAAGAAGGCACAAATGGCTCAAGAGTTGTTAGCTAATGCAGCACAGTTAAAACAACGTGGATTTCAAAATGATATTGAAACACAACGACTTAGATTAGAACAAAAGCGGGTGGGAGTTGAGTCCAAAAACGCTGAGACACGTAAAGAGTCGGCGTTCTCTAAAGGTTTAGGTGATATTGTTCATAATCATCAGGCGGGCGAAAAACAACAGGAAACCGTTCGACACGATAAAGCGATGGAACAAACAGCGGGTGAGCGTATAGCAATGGAACACCTGGGTAAAGGTGATCGTGCTTTAGAGACAGAACGGCATCCTGAGTTTGGTGGACGGACGGTGAAAGAGATGATGACGTTGTTGGACAGGAATCCGGCCGAACAACCGGAAATACCTCCAGAACAAGTGAAAGCGTTTCATGATTATGTGTCGGCGATTAAGACAGGGGCGGCACAGGAGCAGGGACAGAATCCACAGATTCCAACTCGTGGTTTAGGCGATGCAGCACAACCGCCTACGTTATCCACACAACGTAAATTCAAATTCGACCCTTCGACGGGCCAACTAATCCCACAACCATAATGCCTACCACAGTTGCAGTTCCTAATATTGGGATGGTGGAGTTTCCCGACTCAATGCAACCGGGGGAGATACAAGCAGCGTTGCAGAAGGGGGTTAAGCCGCCAACGTATGGAATGCCGGGCACTCAGGTTAATACACCACAGGTTGCTCAACCGGTGCCGCTAGCTCCTTCGCCGTTAGTTTCACAAAGTGAATCTTACATCAAAGCGGGCGATCCACGTATACTTAATATACCCTATGACCCTAATGCACTAGGGCCGATTGTATCGCAGATTGGGAATCTTCTCAATATACACCCCTCAATCCCCGAACCCACGAAGGAAACAGCGGCTAAATGGAGTCCGACCACTCAGCGGATTGTAGGTGGTGCTCTGGGTGTTGGAGAGGGGGTTGCAAGTCAATTAACTCCAGCTAATGCAGGTTTAATGTTGACAGGTGCTGGTTTAATTCGTGCTTTTCCTGCTATCGCTCCGCTGATTAAAGGAGCATTGCCTGTGTTGTTTGGTGCTTCGATGGTTAAACAAGGGGCGCAGACGTTAGGTGAGGTGGCAGGGACTCCAGCAAGTCAGACGACTCCGATGGAGCAGGCGAAGAAAGTGGGAGAGGGGGTTACAACTGCTGGTCTTGGTGCGTTGGGAGTGGTTGAACCAGGGATTGCCGAGATCAAGAAACCGGGTGTTTCGGTTACAAAGGAACCGGTTGTATCACCTGAACAATTGGCCAAGATTAAGGAAGCACAACCGCAGTATCAGCAAGTCGATACAACCCCCAAGGCGAAGCAGATACCGGCACAGTTGAAAACCCCTGAGAAGGAGTTGCAAGGGCGTGAGATGGTTCTCACCGGTCCGTATCTTGCTCGCAACGCTGCGTCGGAAATCGGCTTCGATCCGTCGAAGGCGGCACCGGAACAGACGTTGAATCGGTTGCAGAATTTGACGACGTCGGGAAAACTGTCGGCGGCTGAGTTAGACATATACAAGAAGCAAGGGTTGGAGGAGAAGTTGAAGGAGAAGCCAAGTGGTGAGGAGTTGGCAAAGTGGATGCAGGAGAAGGGGCCGCGTGTGGAGGTGGTTAAAGCAGGAGAAGCAACTCAATCTCCTAAAATGAAAGAGTTTCGACAGCTTCAACATTCTTGGTATGATAATCTTGATGGTGGTTCTCGTAATATTATTGATCGTGTTGTTTCAGGGCTTTTTCCTGATGTAAAATTACACGATCTTGCTCGTGAGAATTATGAAAAAGCACGTCAATTTGTGGCTTTAGCGAAAGAAACAGAATCAGAAGGTCGTTCAAGTAAAACTTCACACTGGCAATCCATAGCCCCCAAACCTGAGTCACAAATGCCTGGGTATGTGGAGGGGGCGGTTGTGTTGCCAGTGGACACAAAAAAAATGTCAGAAGAAATGCGTAAGCCTTTTGGAACAGCAAACGATGCTGCTCAGCGTGGAGGAGAATTATTCCCCTCCTCCCACTCCTTCCCACCCAACACCCTCGGTTTCTTTCGTGGATATATGGAAGGTGATACGTTTCATGTGATAGAGGTTCAGAGTGATTGGGCGCAACAAGTTAAAGAAGATAGACAAAACCAAGGAGATGAAAGTTATCAACAAAAATATGGAACAAGACAAACTTACCCCCTCCTCCAAGACTACGAACGCCTCACCCTCAAAGCCGCTATCCAACACGCCATCGACCAAGGCGCGAAGCATATTGCGTTGAGTGATGCGGAGACAGCGATGATGACAGAGGGGCATGATAGGGGAGCTACTGTAACTGGTGAACTTAAACTACCAGAAGCTAAGTTTGAAGCTGCACAAAAAGATGGTTGGTCTATCAATGATGGCAAAATAATGGCTACTATGCCAGAACTTAAACGTGCTCAAATTAAATACGGTGGTGATTTAATTTTTAATAAAGATATACTCCAAGAAAAAGGAATGCATCTTCACTACGACACTCTCGGTCCACGTTTGTTGAAAGAGTTGACTGGGAGTGAAGGGGAGCGTAAAGAGTTTGGCAATCATAAAATGGCATTTGATAAAGAACGAACAGATTTTGGTGAAGGCTTACCCGCTGGTGGACGTTTAATGTTAGATACTCCACGCAAAGACCTAATCTTCCGTGAAGGCGACAAACCCAAAACCTCCATCACCGCTCGTTCGTATGATTTATCGAAGGTAAAAGAGCGAGACACTTTCTCCTTGTTCGACAAAGACAAAACCCCTATAACGTCTAAACAAGCACCCCAACAATTCCCTGCCGAGCGTCGTGCTAAAGAACAACTCGGTTTAACCAAACCCTCGACAGCCGGTGATGTCGCTCGTCATATTGCTGAGCGCGGCGACGCTACTACACAGCAAAAAGAATTCGCCTCGTTCCTCGATCGACACTTCTCCCATATTCTCGACTTCGCTGGTGTTGAACCTGGTGAGAACCCTTATGGCGGGCGTGCTGCTTACATATACAGCGGCCCCGATTCCCATAAAATATATATGGACTTGAAGGAGAATGGTTATAACGCGGTTGATACCTTTCTCCACGAAGCGGCACACGCTGCAATGCACTGGGTGTATGAGAATCCCGCAACCAGCGAACAGCGGTTGGCGAAAGCTGATATTGATAAGTTGATAGAGTTGACGGTTGATTCGTTGCCGAAAGCTGTTAAAGAGTTTTACAATGGACAGTTCAAAACTGAATTGACCAAGAATCCTCAAATGTCGTTTGACCAGTTGCAAAATATGTTCGAGGCGCATGGGTTAGATGTGCATAAGTGGTATACAACCTTATACGCCCTCCAAGATGGTTCGGAGTTTATCGCTGGTGTATTTGGCGACCATCGCTTTCGTGAGTTTTTGGATAATATTCGAGTTGAGAACAAAGACTCCATTTTCCGCCGCATCTACTCTGCTATCATGTCAGCCCTCGGTATCAAACCCGGCACAGTCCTCGAAAAGTCCTTCGACACCTTCATGCAAATGGGTGAGGGGTCGAGAGAGAAGTTGCCAGGACAGTTGGATCAAGTGCGAAAGAGGTTTGTGGGAGAGGTGGGGGTTAAGCAGATGCCACAGTTGCCTTCGGAGGATAAAGGGGGACTACCAGCTGAGGATGTTATATGGTTGGGGGATTCTCTTTTTACGGATTTGAAAGGGCCGAAGACTTGGCGTGAAGGAGTTAAACAGAAGTTAAATCAAATAGCTGGTGTGACCGCACCCAAAACAATGGCATCATCGAAGGAAGCGGGGAATGCTTTAGTGCGGTATGCGAGTGCCCGCATCGCTGCACCGCTAATGGCGAAGGCCGCCGTGTCGGAGGTAGCAGGAGAGCATTGGAATGATCAGCAGTGGTTGAATAAGTTTGGTGCTGTATTAGTTGAAGATCGTCTTCGTGCTATCCGTGATACCTTCATTGAAAACGACGAGAAGGACAAAGCGGCAGTGGTGCGTCATATCTGGGAGCAGGAGGATAGTCCGATTAAAACTGATGCAGAGTTTAAAGCAGCTTTGAAAGACCCGGAGGTGCAATCGGCGTTACAACGATTTGAGAAGATTATTGGGCAACCAACGTTGGAACGGCAAAAACAACTCGGTGGTAAAATAGCCGCAAGCGGCCCGGAGAGTGGTGCGTTTGTTAATTTACGGGCGTTGCAGGATGCCGAGGGTGAGAATATTGCAGATTATGCACTGAGTGGTGGGAGTAAAAAAGGCGACCTCACGAATCCGTTGAAGCGTGGTTCGGTGTTCAACAAAGAGGCAAAGGGCACGGCACGTAAATACGACTTCAACTTTCGTTCAATTGCTGAACGAATGGTGCAGGGTAATTATGAGGAAAGCACTAAGCGTGATTTATATGACACCTATGTCAAAGCGGGTTTGAGCAAGGCAGAACCCGCCGAGGGGTTTCAGAAGATTACTATTGACAAGGGACGAGGGCGCACTGAGAATCGTTATTTTCGACACGATATAGCCGGGGAGTTGAGACAGGCGTTGCAGACAGACTCACCTATACAGCAAGGAGCAATGCGTCATATGTTTAATGCGTTAGCTCAAGTTCAATTGGCCGGGCCAGTTGATGTTGTTACCCATTTACGAAACATCTTTTCAGCCATTTCAGGTTCACAAGGAGGAAGTGTTAATGTTTTAGGTGATTTAGCTAGAAAAGTGCCGGGCATTCGTGGTTTAGATACGTTTGTTCGAGTTGGAAAAGCGTATAAGGATATATTACTAACCGATCCTAAAATACAACTATTTTTACAAAATTTAGCTAATCGTGGACTTGAAATGTCTGGTGATAAGTTTGATTTGATGTCGTATTTTGATCGCGCACAACCTTTAAGGACAGAAAAAGAACTGGCTAAATTAGCTGAAAGCGGGGCTGTTCGTAGTTATTCACAACATTCTGGATGGTTGGGTAGAGTATCCAATGCTATGATCAAAGCTATGGATAAGTCAGGACGCCTTGCCATGTCTAGGATGTATGACAACATGGTCGAGAGAGGCTGGGCCGCTGATACTGAAGAAGGAAGACGAGAAGCGGTTAATAAACTTGGACAATATAACACGAGGTTAATGACTAAGTTAGAACAATATGTTAAGGAAACCGGCTTCTCTCCTTTTATAGCAGCGGGAAAAAAGTTTAATTCTTTAGCTATGCAACGGTTGTTGTTAAATCCGGGTATTGCAGCGGCAAATCCCGAAGCTGCGGTGAAGATGAGGTTGGTTGAGTTGGTTGGTTTGGCTGGCACTTTATTAGCATTACCCATGGTGTGGAATTATTACAAGACCGGGTCAATCTGGGGGCGACCGGGAATTCACCCAGGTGCTTTAGATTTAGGTAGTGATGATGAAAAAGGACGACCAAAACAGCTCGATCTTGTTCAAAATATTTTAGTGCGTAGGGGGCTTCGTAATTTAGGAGTAGAGGCCGCGTATAAAGACGCAAAGCAAGGACGTTCTGAAAAAGATATAATGAACGATGCGTTTATGGATATTGCAAGAGGGTTTGCTTCACCATACGAGGGGCCAGCGGTTGGGTTTGCTGCAACAGTTTTAACCGGTCGTGATCGTTCTGGTTATTTGGTTAGTGAGAACCCAGATGATAAACTTGGAGCTAACTTACTAGCTGCATTAAAATCTGCAAACCCCAGTATAGCAAAACTATTCCAAGCAAAAGAAGAAGGCGCTTCCAAAACCAGTGCAGTTGCATCACCGCTGATCCAGGCAACGGGGTATTCTGTTGGTCGAAAACCGTCACTGTTTGAACAGGAACAGCAGGTTCCGGGGTTAGAGAAGCAATCACTTCGTGAGCGCGCCGCGACGCAGAAGACTTTCCAAAAGCAGGATCGCTCTCAAATGACTCAGCAACAGAAGTTGGAGCTATCAATGGACGAGGCTAAACGGGCGAAGCAGGTTGAAGCACAATTGAACAAAGAACTAAAGCCTGATACTCAGCAGTGGTTAAAAGCACAACATCTCCAGGTTCCCGGTTTTGCAGAATACTTAACGCAGACCGGAGTGCGGGTATATCTATTGCCGAAAGAGCGGGAACAGTATATGGATATAATGGTGAGTTCATATGAGGACGCTATCCGTAAAGCCAAGCCGTTTGTTGAGCGGCAGACGACTCAGGAAATGAAGGAGAAGGTTCTCCAGGGGTTTATTAAAAGTGCTCATGGGGTTGCGAGGAATAAGATGAGGAATTTGATTGGGAAGGAGGAGTAAGTTTCACAAAGTGAATATTACTTCTTGGGATTATTATACTTCTCCCAACCTTCGGGAGTGAAGCACCACCGCACCGGCATATCGGTTCCAATGTCGGCCATGACTAACATCTTCGTCTCCACTAACTGCTTCAATCCCATATCGTAGTCCATTGTGCCACGTGGACATATTTTCCAGAATGACTGCTTCACTCGTATTTCGCGAACCATGCCGTTGTTGATGCGGACGAAGTCGAGCATTTGTTGGATTACTCCCGCCATAGGATTAGAACCAATACCACCAGTAAGCCGAATAATATCAGGTTTAAGATTGTCCAATAATATTCGAGCGAGTTGTAAGTGCTGTGATGTAATAAGATATTTAAATTCATACTCACAGAAACTAAGTATAAGAGCCACTCGCAGTAGAACCATATGCTCCGTTTCCTGAAACTCACTAATAAGAGGGTCTTCACTTTTCTTTCGTCTTTCTTTGTCATAGTAATAATCCTTCCACCATTCTTGGCTTTCGGCTGTTAGTTTACATTCGCCTTGGGTTTTGTCGTCGTATAGGCGTTTTAGATGCAGTAAAACACGGTTCCAATGTGGCTGTGAATCTTCTGGAAACTGCGGGTCGTGGTTTAGTTTTCCTTTATCCCGGAAGACGATGCACATTCGCCTTCCTAACCCCGTCTCGAACAAATCCATCTTCATGTTAGACATGAACCACTTGGGTTGCACACATGCAATCATCGGAATATGCGGGTTCTGCATCGTTTGATTCATCCCCTCACGTCGACTTTTCTTGAAACCGGTTGATACGGCTTTGGCGTCGAAGATGTCGATAAGGGTGGCGATCATTCGCTGGTGGTCGATGGAGAGGAACGAAGCTAGTTCGTTGATTAGTAAGAATGCAGGTCGATACTCCTTAATCGAACCAGGTTTAGCTCGTTCTTCAAAACAGCGTAAGGCTTCTGGCATTCCTAGTTGTTCGAGAAAATCACCAGGTGATTGAAAAGAGGCAGAGAGCATGTAGTCAGGGAAGAAGTCGGTCATCAAATCACGAACAACATCTTTGGCTGAGGACTTTCCACTTCCAGCCGTTCCAACAAGAACAGTGAATAACACGGGTATCGCCTTAAAGCGTCCGTGATTAATGTATACTCTAGGCCCAAGAACAGCACCGATGAGTGTAAGGGAAGCCCAGAAGTGGAAGTCACTATGGCATTCGTCATTGCTGTATCTGTAGAGGTAATCGGAAGTGAAGTTTGGTGTTTGTGACATGTCATTTTATCTCCCCGACTTTAAGGTTGCCCCATGATGACCCGTATCCGCCTTCAAAGGGTATAACCATAGTAATTCCCGCTATTTTAATTTCGTTAGTAAACCAGGATTTAATTTTACCAATAGCCCAATTGGTGTCACTCCTATGGAATTGCCCCACAAGTGCATCGTGAACTTGATGGAGACACTCGACGCGAAGTCTTGTAGTCTGTTGTGCATTAGTTCCGTTAGTAGTGATAATTCGGTTTTCTCGGTCTGTCCACAATCTCCACATTGCTTTGTTGGTTGCATAAGTTGTATTTGCTTGAGGTTCAAAAGCGACGGCTTTTGTTAATATTTCGTCTGGTCGTCCGAAGAATTGTCGGATTTGGCCGGAAGCGGCTGTGAGGAAAGGGCGTTCAGAAAGTCGTCGACCGATATACTGATGATATCGTTTGATTCCTGGATAACACTCGATGAGGAGGAGGTCTTTAAGCATGTTACACTCCCTGTCATCCATAAACATTTTCCCCTCTGAGTCTTTAAGAATATTTCTTCCAATTGTTCTAGCTCCTTCAAGGTAACTTGCGCCGTGAACAACTCGTTTGCAAGCAAAATAGTCCCACGAGGACTTGCTAACCGCCTTGCTTGCTTCAAGAACTGCTTCGATATTGTGATAGTCAATTTGAACTCCTCTTAGTTTGAGTGTGATACGTTTGGCTGGCCTGATACCAACTTGCAAATCTTGCAACATGGTAGAGTCACCAAGCATTGCACAATAAGCGGCAACTGTCCAAGAGTCGGCACCCTCCAAATCGCACTCGAAGATGTAGTGGTCGGCATCAGCCAAGAAAAGGTCGCGATCTCCGATAACTCCTCCAGGGGCTTCGTCCGGGTTAGTATACTTTGGTATTGTTTGCAGGTTGTAACCCGAACCAGTAGGAGAGGTATAGCAGGTAATGCGTCCCGTTTCGCTGCCCACAATGTTATATCCGCATCTGATTCGTTTATCTCGATCTGCACTAATGGCCAGCATTCGTTGTCGTGTATCCAACGCTCTAAGAGTGATGATAAGTTGGATGATTTCATACTCAACCTTGAGGTCGTTTTTCTGACACCATTTTGATAGGTTGAGGCAGGCTTCGTAGTTTGCCGTGGGGGATTGCTTACCTGTTTCCTTGTCTTTTTCCGAGAGTTGGACTGGGAGCTTGAGTTCATTGTATAGGTAGTTGGTTATTTGATCACTGGAACCCTCGTTGAGGGAGACTTCACAGAGGTCTTCGAGTTCACCGATTGTTGCAAGTGACGGAGTTTTGAGCGATATAAGGTCGCGATAGCGTTCGTAGGTTTCAATGTGGGATTTGCGACAGCGGGTTTTATCTTTGGTGAGACAGATTTCTTCTGCTCGTTGTTGGATTTCGACTTTCGATGTCCAGGTGAAGCCGAAGCCCGTGAGTGCGTTAAACCGCGCTTGTGTTTCAAACATTTTAACGCGGAGGATATTGCGACGATTTCTTGCTCCTTCAATGTCATATCTAATTCCACGTAACTCCATGTAGCGGAGCGGGAGTAGCATGTTAACGTTAAATTCGTATTGAGTCCTAGCTGTTCCTTTAATGCGCGGCGTAAGAAAATCGTTAATTTCGTAAGTAACGGCACTATCGAGACAGCAATATCGGTAGAACTCCTTGTCGATTTCTGAGAGTGGGGTGGTTTGCATTGGGTTTTCTTAGTTTGAGTCTTCATTTTTTTCCGCAGGTTCGTCGTCTTCGTTTTGCAGCCTCATAAACTTATAGTAAGGCTGACGTGTGTATATTGATGTTTGGACACCTAGGGATTTTCGCAGCTCGCAGTATAAGCTCCAATGTTTCAACATTGTGTCATCTACCACGTTGCGAACTCGAATCCCATACGAATATTGAAGAACGAAGGTGTCGTATAGTGAGTTCTGCAAACACTTAGGGATGTCAGGGTCTTCCAACGTAAGGGCTAACTCTCTCCAGATGACACACTCCTCCTGTTCCGTCCAATAAGATGTCCCATCCTTTCTAACAAATGGAACGATAAATGCGAGAGTGGGGAGCGTAGCGAAGGAAATACAGGACATAGTATTGACTCCGCCCTCAATGTCAAGCGACACAGGTGACTTAGATAGGCGAAGTGAACGGAGGTTTTCAATTGTTTGATCATAGGTGGGTGAGGTTAGGAGGAGCCGTTTGAGGAGGGTTAGAGTAGGGTTTAGAGCTTCGGAGACTGCGCGTTTGAGATCAAAGGCGAAGTAGGGGGCTTGTTTGTAGTCTCCGTATCGCCATTGGCCCCGGATGTAACCACCCCAGACGTTGGCTGGGTGTTGGGTGAATAAGCATTTTCGGTTTGGATGGCCGAAGTGGGAGGATTCGTATAAGGAACCACGCCATTTTGTGATTTTGAGTTTGGTTGAGAGTGTGCCGGTATGGGCGTAGTTTAGGGCCGTAGTTCCAAGGGTTACGATGATGTTGGGGTTGAATTGAGCGAGGTCGAGTTTAAGCTGGTCGGGTTCATGCAGAGAACCGATGAAACATGAGGCTAAAGCAAGACCGGCTTTCCCCAACACCTGTCTAAATTGCTCTTGGTTTTTCCCGGTGAGGACTTCTTGATACGCGAGTTCCTCGGTTGTGATAAGGGGTGAGACGATAGCGAGCTTGTGAGCACAGGGGATAGTGGGGAATTTGTTCACAATGCTATCCTTAGGAGTTGAGGGAGTTGTTCAAACCGTATATTTACCACCTTCTCGGCTGTGTGTTTCGATATACGTTTGATTTGTGTTCGGTTGTGGTCGGTGTAGCGGAGTTCGTACATCGCATCGCCATAGGTGATGAAGTCTGATTTACCCTCTTGGAGTAAGGGTTCAATTTCAATACCCAGGCGGTTCAACATCTGCACTAATGGATACCATTCACGGTTGTGTTTGATAAACTCAGCCGGAGCTTCGATGATGATGTCGTTGGAAACTTTAACGATACAAGTGTCGTGGGGGAGGTGTAGACGGTAGGTGGTCATGTTAGTCTTTTAATTACTCGTAATTCAAAACATAAAAAGCGATAGCCGTGACAGTTTCGTTGAATGGTTCCGTCGGTGTAGTCAACGTTTGAAGTTTCGACTGTTAAATACCACTCAAATGGGAAAATGAGTATTAGGAAAGTCATAAAAGTTCTGGGTTAAAGATTAACAACATCAAACCAAAGGGGCATGGGCCGGCACTATCTGCGAATTGCATTCGTTTTAGAAAGCGGACTTGGATGCCGCGTCTAAAGGTGTGCTTTGTGCTATCCCATACATAGTTGTGCCAGAAGTTATTTTGTGTGCGTGCTGGCATGAACATGACAGTGAAAGTTTTATTCATGATCATTTCATCTCTTGCCTTACGAACCCATGAGTCGAGATCGTTATATGGGGGGTTAATAAAGACCCGTTCCCCCTTCCATGAATGGGTTAGGCCGTCGTATTCGAGGGTGTAGTGTTTGTGACATTTGGCGTTCACATGATTCGACGCCGCATCTAATGTGAAACCAAATTCACTATTCCATTCATCAAACCACTCCTGATTTGTCGGCCAGTCCTCATTTTTCGAGGAGTTGAGCACATCAGCTTTGGTTACTAATCCTGGGTTTTTCATTTTGTTTTTTGATAATATACATTCCTAAAGAAACGCTACATGCTGGACATAAATCATAATCAAAAGAACGGTCTACTGAAGATAAAAAAGTCCAACCTCTTTCTCCGTTATAGGGGGTTTTACAAAAATCACACCATTCAATTTTTTTCATTGTGGTCTCCTTTCAGCTTGGTTCCATTTTTCGTAACAAAGACGTCGTGTATTCTGGTCGGCTTCTTCAAACGATGGGACAGAGGGGCCGCGAGCGCCGCAGTTGTAGCACTGGATGTAGTAGTTCGAGCCAGTCCAGACGTCGTTAAAGTCGGTTGAGTTGCAAAAGGGGCAGGGTTTCATTTTATTCTCCTCGTTGTATATCAGCCTCCCAAAGCCAAACAACACTGTCCCAATCAAAATCAACGCGATAAACAAAAATGTCTTTTTTATTAACATTTTGATAAATATCTATAATTTGTCCAGGAGTAGGTCGTCCCTCGATAAAAACTTTTTGATTTAATTTATATTTTGAGTTCATTTTAGTTGGCGAGGACAGAGTTCATGTTTTTTGATTTCTTCCTTTGAGCGGGTGTCGAAGTATTTGTGACAACCCGGACATTCGATGAAGTGTTTACGGCGTGAAGGGGGCATATCGTAGATTGTTTTTGGTTTAACTGTTGTTTGTTCTTTGTTCATACAAACTCCACCTTTCCATATTGTGATTTGTAAAACTCTTGGAGGTCGGCCAGCGTTTCCACGTTCGTAGCATCATCTGGACAAACCCACACCGGTATCCGATTCGCCTGTGCCACTTCAACAACCGGCCCACCAAACGGCATCCAGATTTTTGCACCTTCGGGGCAGATGGCGTCTAAAGATTGTTGTATGATAGATTGGGGGATTGAAGGGCCGGTGATTGGAGCGGTCATGACGCCGGGTTTTGGTGCTTCGGGTGAGGGATTTCGATAAGCAAGTCGAGCGAGGAATAGGCCGCATTGGTATGAGCGGGTGAAGGGTATAACGGGGTTGGTTAAACCCTTGAGGGTATTCCAGATTAGGGGGTAGGAAGCGGCGATACCGATGTCAGTGCCGTCGAGAGCTTCCATTGTTTCGAACCATGCACCGAAGCCTTGGAACCACATGATAGCACAGCCGTCGCTTTTTAATAGGGCGAGGTTTGATAGAACTAGTTCAGGCGGGTGGAAAAGAAGTGCGTATTGGCATTCGTCTTGTTCGGCGAAACGGTTGTAAATCTGCACCTTGCGAGCTGGCGGCTCCTCTGTAAGATTCACTTTGTGAATATTACTTTCGTTTTGTTCTTCTACAATGGGTGAAGAAATAGGAACCCCAAAGGCGGCGGCTTTCTTCCGTCGCACGATCTCGGCATACACTTCGTCTTCGACACGTAGAGCCAAGTGCTGTAAAGCTTCGTGGATGTTGGGACAAGCCCATAGTTTCAAAGACCACTCGTCGGTTTGCCCCTGAGTGCGTTTGAGCGCCTCGGCGATTTGCATACTTTCGCTTACATGGCCCACGCTTTGACCGACGGTATCGGCCAGTTTTTGGCGTGTCCACTTAGGGTCGCTGTATTGTTTGAGGGTGTTGAGTTTCTGAACAGCGAGTAAACGCTCTTGCCACGTCCGATCCTTACGTTTGATGTCCTCTTCGAGTTCCATTTCTTGACGTTGCATTTCCGTCAAGTTCTCTTTGAAGATGACTTCGATGGTCTCCCATTGCATTTTTTTAGCCGCTGTGAGACGTCGCATACCAGCAACTAAGTGGTATTCGAGACCGACCCGCTCGACAGTAATGGCGGTGATTTGGCCCAAGCGGGACATGGATTCGACCATCTCGTCGATGTTGCCGAGGTCGATACGTTGTCGAGCGTTAATGATTATTTCGTTTGTTTTGAGGTGCATAGGTTACTCTGATTGCGTATATTTGTTGTCCGCGGTTTTTGACGTTAAGTGCCCACTTCTCCCACTTCGGGTCGAGGATGCCGGTTAGGTTTGGTTTTCGTTTAATTGGCACTAAAATTTGGCCAACGCCACCACATTCTGTACATTTAACTAAAGTGAAGTTATTTATGTTAGAAGTCGATGCCACAATCTTTTCCTTTCTTCATAGTTTCCTTAACCTTCTCAATGGAGTTGAGGTCGTAGGACATCCCCGCACACGAGAAGGATTCTAGTGTTTTATGTATCTCTTTTTCCGCTTCTTCGATGGTGTTACCAAGACCCACAATAGTAGCTGCAATGAAAGATTTGGGTATGACGTAGTAAGCGTCTTTGACTTTACGGGCACATTGGAGGTGGATGGTGTGGCGTCGTTTTTCATCGAATTGTATTTCTAGCCAGCCATCGTCCAGTTGGTCACTTTTGATTTCAAGGGCGATGCCGTATTTATGAGTGGGTTTGATTGGCGTGTTCATTTCACTATGTGCTGCCAAGATTATATAATTACAAAGGTTCTTATATATCCTCAACTGCACCGACGAAACCGGATGCCCTGTTCGTAGACAAGGGTCAGTTAAATACGCCTTGCCGTCTTCCCCAAGCATGAGTTCGGGTGAGAAGAAGGTTTTGGCGTTGCATGAGCGCATGTAAGCTGAGAGTTTTTGATTAGTCTCAACAAGGCATTTAGGTGGTTCTGCGAAGATTTTACCAATGTAAGCAGAGTCCTTGTCTTCAATGCCAATGAGGGTTGGTTTAGAGTATTCTCCATTAACTGTAAGTTGATCCGCAGCAACTTCCATGATGTGTTTAATTGGTGTTTCACTAAGCCATTGTATTGTATCCTGGTCAGGTCCGAGTCCACTGAGTAACTCGCCCCACCATTCTCTTTTCGTTTTCTCCCAGTCGTAGTGGTGTTTGGTTTCTGCGATACCTCGGTAGGAACCGGGAAATTTGACGAAGCGGTCTTTTGTTTTTTTGAGTTCATTTTCGAGACTTTCTAATCCAATGCCGTGGGAGTATGGGCCGACGGGTAGACCGAGTTTAGCTAACATCTGTTTTGCGAATAGCCTGTCCTGCTCGAACCGTTCGGCTTTTCCGGCTCCCCATGTTGGCTTGCCATACTTCTTCGCCAGTTGGAGGTAGTCGCAGGAGTGAGTGTCAGGACATATAATGATGTCGCCGTGGTCGAGGGCGTCCGATATGTGTTCAAATTTGTGGACACCTGGGAAACCGGTGCCCAACGATTGCCGATCTCCACGGGGGAAGGCTTCGCGGTATTCGGTGAAGTAACCGACGTCATGGCCGTTAGCGGCGAACAGGATAGCGAGTTCGATGTTTAAACCGCCGGGTTCGATTACACTTATTTTCATATCAATATTGTTGGCAGTTTAAACATTTACCGTTATCGTCTAAGATACACCAACACACCGGACAATGCGGTTTAGTGGCTTGGTGTAAGATCGCCCAGAAGATGATGATGAACCATAGAACGGCTAAACCCAGTATGAACAAGGCTTCTGGCCAGTGGTGGTAGTGGTGGAGGTAGTTCATAGGTTTTGTATTTCGTTATCGTATGTAACCCATTTTACATCTAACTCTGCTGCCATTAAACGCTCAATTCCAGTTGCAAAACAATGTTCTTTGTTATATGGGGCGGCTGGATCATCTCCGGGTTCTGCTCCAACGATTTCTGCGTGTTGTTTTGCGGTTCCACCTGTTTTGATTAAAGCTTCGCGTTCCGCTTCAAAAGCCATGTCGAATTTATCGACACTTTCTTGTGAGATATGGCGATGTTTACATAACACCGTTTCGATTAATTCATGTATGGCGACGAGAATGGCGTAGCGTTCGTCGGACATTTGTGACACCTTTATATGGAGAGTGCCATCTGTATCGTAAAACCAATCACCAACTGTTGGATAGCGTTGTGAAGAATGAGGAATTGTTTCTATATGGATTTTCATTTTGTTTATTTTAAAAGAGGCTATAGTTAATGATATAGCGAAGGACGCTGCACTTACTCCCTTTGGTGGTTTAATTTCACCTTTATAAACAACAAAGGTGTTTTTTATTAACCTTTCAGCAAATTGTTTTCCAAAAGACATAATGTAAAAAATATGTGGCGTTAACTCCGTGCTCCCGCCACTATGGTGTTCCCAATAACCAGAAGTTGAGCTAACCAGAAAACCCAATACCCGGCACGATCACCACGGTTTAACTATTGGGCTTTTTTAATATACTCAGCAATGCGGTTTTGCGACGCACGCCACACGCCATCGCGACCCGTGCCCTCATTCTGTAAACCAACACGAATGCGCACAGTGCGACCCTGGAAGTGTTCGGGCTTGTCGCGCATCGTGCGGATGGTGGCGGTGGGATCAACTGCTTGGATGAATTCGGCACAGTTGAGTTGAATGATTTCCCAGTTGGATTGACCAGTGGGTTCGGTGTTGATGGTGTCGAACATCTTGGCCCTTGCAGCAGGAATGATGCCACCTCCGTCCTTCGCATCCAGGTCGTTGAGTGCTTCCAGTTCGACGCGGAAGGTTTTTGAATCATTCGACATGAGGGAACATTTCACGACCTTGAAGTCGGCTAGGATGCCGGGTTTGATAAGAGGGCGTTCGGTTTTGATGTCACCTAAGGGCATGTCCAAGGGGTTTGATGTGTCAATTTGATCTGTAGTCATATATGCTTTGCTTTTTGTTTTTGTTTGTTTTGCTTTGTATCCACGTTAACGTAACGTGAAATTGTTTCTTAAGTAAGATTCACTTTGTGAATATTACAGCTCGCTGATAGCTGTCAGCATCGAGCCGGTTGTGACGATACAAGCCATGTGGATTACACCTTCCTTAGACTCCTTGCGGAAGAACTCGATCCATTGTGACATGATGAGTTTGGACATTGCAGTTTCATCATACGTTCCACCGTTTGCAATATCCAGCTCTTTTACCTCTCGGCACAGGTTGAAGATGCGCACGGTGGCTTCTTCGAGACGTAGTTGTGCCTTGTGTTCGTCCGATGATTCTTTTGTCGAAACGGCATCTTTGGCCCATTTTGAGTTGGCTAAAGCTGTACGCACCGCTCGTTGGCGGTCTTCTGGGGAAGAGAGTTGTTCGTTACCGTTATTAGTGCTCATTTTGTGCGAGTTGGAATTTAAATAATGCTAATGCGATTTTGTTGATTTCGGCTTTCACGTCATTGTATGTTTCACCGACGTGCATAGTGAAATTATCCACAAGAATCGAGCAGTAGGTTTCCCCTTCGGTAGGTTTACTATCAAGCCCGGTGCCGGGGGGTTTTTTGATTTCATCCACCCGCTTTATGGCTTCGATGGGGATGAGGTGGCGGGTGTTGTCCGCTTTAAGGGTAAGTTCGATGTATGTGGTTATCATACTTTAGTCTCGGCTAATAATCTCCAGTGATTTTCAACTTCTTCACATGCTTTGTTTGGCTCTTTTAGTCTAAGTTCAGCTTGTTCTTTACACCATTTTGTTTGTTGTTGAATGAAGTCTTCAAGTGTTCTTCTCAAGTCATATTGAGGATAAAGTAAATCCTCAGCTTTAAGGATGATAAAAGGGCAGTCTAAAGAACGAGTGCGACGTATTACATCCAAATCGGCACAAGAGGCTTGAAAACCTGTAACTCCTAACTGACTAGCTGCGTATTTAAAAGCCGCTACCGCCGACAAAGACATAGCATAAACACATGTGCCATAGTCATGTTCTTGGGTTGTTATTTCCTCAATAAATTTAGTTAGTTCTTGTATGGTGGCGGGTGTCTTTACTTTTAAATTTCGCATTTCGATTTCAGTCATAATGTCCCTTTTATTTTATTGTAGTAGTCTGGATAGATACGTGACCAGTCAAATTTAGAACCTTCCATCTTCATATTCACGCCCCGCAGGTGTGCTGCCCTTGAACCGTTGACGATGAGGTCATGGGTTTTGAAGGCGATGTTTAGGTTTGAGTCTTTGTCGCGGGAGAGGTAGCCTGTGCTATCGACCATTGAGGTGAAGATGGTTCGCACCTTTCCCGTGAGATTGAGGTCTTTTGTGAATACCTCATCCTGACCGTTGATCTGGCCGATGAGTTTGTCTCGGACGTGACCAGTGAATATGACCTGGGGAGCCAAGTCCAAACAGCGGGTGATGACGTTGGTGAAAACGTTCCAGAAGGTGTCGTATCCACCGCCGTTGGGTAGGGATAGTATGCTATCGCCTTGGAAGTTTTTACCGACCGGTGTTAGCTTGTATAAGCGGGTCGCTTCAATCTTAGCCCAGTCTTCGACGTTATCCACGGTGTCGATGCCGACGAAGTCAGGACGTTCTTTCATTGCTTTGATGGCACGTTCGGTTTCGACGAATTCTAGGATGTTGTTTATTTGGATGTAGCGGCCACCGAGGAACTCCCAACCACGTGGGTCGGTTGAGAGAATGAGGTATTTGCCTTTGGGTAGGAGTGATAAAATGGTCGATTTGCCGATTTTTGGTGCACCGTATATCATCAACAACCGGGGATCGGTTCGTTGTGCTGGTGTGTCTTCTGTTGGGATTGTTATCATTCAACCGCCTCCACGAGTTCAACACCTTCAATGGTTTCGATGGGAACGGGTTGTTCTGCTGTTGACTTCGGACATTCAATGCGTTTGCGTTTGATGGTGTGAGCCGGAATTTCGACATCTTCCTCAATGATTTTGCATGAAGGTGGGGGTGCCCCTTTACAGACAATAGTAAAGGTATATAACAAAGGATGTTCAATTTCTTGAACATAGTCAATCACGGTTTCCTCCCATGTGTTTTTCTCTTTATTCCACTTTCCTCCAAAGATTTGAAGACTAGCGACAAGAGCTTCGCGGGTTTTGGTAGTGATGTTTATTCGTTGTTCTTCAATTTCGATATCGACGTTTTCCTTGTATTCAGTTTCAAGAACCGTTAGTTTTGAACCATAAATACCCATGATCAGGCCGTTCCAAAAGGAACGTCTTAACTGCCATGAGAAGTCACCGTCTTGATTATTTTGTATTCGGGATTTTAGACTCATTCTTCCTTTGCGGTTTCTGGTTTGTTCAGCGCGCTCCAGGTGTTATCCATAAACACCGGACTCGCCAAATAGCTATCTCTGTGTAAGGGGTCGACGTTGTTACACAGTTCATAAAATTGACACGGGCCGTATTTACCGACACAGTTCTTCTTATGTTTAGGATAATGGGGGCGTTGAGCACACCACACCAGTTCTTCAATCAAGGCGAAAGTGTTTTGCTCCCATTCCGTGATGTCTTGTTCGGTGACGGTGAAGGGTAAGCGAACGAAATCAGGATCTTTACCGTCAGTGCGAAATAGCAACGATGGGTCATACTCGGCTCCTTTAACCGGCGGTCGAACGCGCATAGCGTTTATGATATAACCCTTTGGCATCCGGCCATAGTAGTGTTTGAACTCCCAGCAGTATCCACGCATCTGTGGGGTCGAAGCCATTTCCAACTGGAAGGCTTTGCCGAATTGGTAAGCGGTTTTGTGATCTAAGACCCACTCGCCGTTGTCAGATATACCAAGGTCGATACGGCCGCTATATAGTATAGGAGTGATGCAGAAACTTTTACAGTTTTCAATCCAAGATTGAATAGCGATTGTTGGGTCTACTTTAATAATCGCACCCTCGTCGGCGATTTCACCGAAGGGTCTCAAAAACGACCGCTCAACAAAGCTCCGCCCGTCGTGGAGTTTCAAAATGTCAAACGGCTCCTTCTTATACATACGATTATATGCGGCTAACCACTCTGATGCCATGTTGAAGTTGCGGTGGTCGCCGACGGGTTCGGGCGATTGCATGAAGTGGTCGTCCATCGCAGCCAAGATATTGGGAACGAGTGAGCAGGGTTCGTTGCCGTAGATGTCATATCTCATCTTAAGGGCGATGTGACATGCGGAACCGAAGTTCGCCCCGGCTTTACCTGCTGACGATACGCGCTTTTTGACAAGAGCGGTTTCAAATTCGTATGGACACGCTTGAAGGACTGATAGGGCGGAGTTGTCTAGGATAAGACAGCCGTCGATTAGGGGTAAATTAAGCATTTTAAAGTAATAATTAAAACAAAAAATATTATACCTAATATACAGCCACCTATAAACCCGCTTTGTGGGTTCCAAAAATGATACCATTTAGTTTTCATACATATTTTCCTTTAAGAGCCAACTCCTTCTCCTTCGTTGGCGACGGCTTTGACGCTGGTGCGGCGTTTCCTCTTAGGTGGGATTGTAATACCTGCATCGACAGACGGTGCTGCCTGTGCCGGCTGTGGAACTGCTGCAACTCCTCGTCCGTCATCTCGACTATCGCTTTGGTGGGCATTACTGAGAGAAGGGGGGCTTCCAGCTCGTCCTGGGTCATTGGTTCGTTCTGTTTGTCCGAGGGTAATGGTGAGGCCGCCGATGGCGGTTCGGTAGCGGGCAGGATCGTATTCTGTGATGTTATTTCGTTTGAGTTCATGTATTAGTTTTGTGAAAAGGATTCCGAAGGTGGTGGCGCGACTGTGATGCTCAGGGTCTAGTGATTTCAGGAAGCCGAGGTCATCACGTCCGAGGTGGATGGAACAGCGGAGACAGTTTTTCTTGTCGCCGCTGTATGGGTCGGTGAAGTTTGTGTTCATTGTTTTTGTTCTTTGTATTTACCGATTGTTCGTAAAAGAGCTTCACGGCGTTGGGAGGCGGTAGAACTAATTACCGTTTCAACATAGCCATAATTGTATTTCAAATCCATTCTGTTAAGATGTTTCCCATACTCCACAAGTTGACCCATAGATAATTTCTTCTCCGCCTCGTGCATCGCATTCAGGTCTTCGCCATAATTTGGTATAATATCCTCGTCTGGAATCTTAGCATTAGTTAACCCAAACTCATCACTTCTAAACCTAGAATTTGAACTGCCAGTTGGTGAAATCCAACTATCTTTTGTTTTCTTCCACCCCACCAACTCCGCAACTGCTATGTTCTGTTCTTCGTTGGTCATAGTATTCCATCTAAATTTAAAAACTTTAACCCTTCGGTGTTTTTGAAGTTTTTAATATCTTCTACACTCCTAATGTTAGCGAAGTTTTCATCCTTGACAATAGCGATAGCGAAATCTGGCCATGTTTTTGCTATTTCACCAGAAACCCACTTCGGCTGCGCGTCTTGCTGGATGCGGCGGATTAGATCAATAAGTTTACAGGTGTCTGGATACAATTCTTGAAATTTGTCATAATTTATAGCCAACCATTCTTTCGGTGTTTTCATATCAACCTCCATTTTGTTTTATCTTTTGTGTCTTGTTCCAACAGCACATCATGTTCGTTTATAAATTGTTGGAGTTCTATTGAGGGGTTTGTGATAAAGAAAAGGGGTTGCGGTGACATGGTTTTGCGTGCCAGGAGTTTGCACAGTGAGAGGATTTCCAGGTCTGTTCCGGCGAACTCATATTCGTTTTGGGTGGCTGTTAAAGCTTTAGCCGTGTCGAATGAGGGTGAGGCTTTTGATCTAACATTATCCCACTCCTTAATGCCTTGTAGCGAGCCGATGACACAGCAGTTTTGACGAATGACGCATTTTATCTGGTTGTGCACTTTATAAAATTGGGCTTGATCGATGCGTGGGTGGGTGTAACCAAATTCAATAGCAGAACGCACTGCATAGGTAAACCGACTGTTGAATGTTTCAACCGACAACGGGGGATCGCTTTGCGAGGGGTCGTGGGTGATGACGTCAGGAAACATATCAACTGCGTCGGCAATGATGCGGGCGTAACGTTGGAAGGATTTCTCCTGTTTGTAGTAGGGTAGACCCGCTTGATCAACCACCATAATTTATTCCCTTCCCTGTATAATTAGCTAAAGCATGACGCATCGGGATGAATTGTGCTTGGTCACGGGGCATTCGTATACGAACCGTGACCTCAAAGTCGTATTCGGTGGTGTTGAGCACTTCAAGGGTAAGTTGTTGGCGTTCTTTTTTATACGTTGTCTGAGCGTCGAGTAGCTGAATAAAGTCGGCGGTGGAAATGGTCATATATAGATTTGGGTAAGTTTCACTTTGTGAATATTACGTTTGAGAAAATCCTATCGCTGCCGATTTGTGTCTTCGCACGATGTGCTGCCGTTTACCACGACATACGATAGGAAAAGTCATTGATATTTTCTCAACAACCTCTCCAACCGAGCTTTTGCTGGTTCGCGACGTTGTTGTTTTTTCTGGGTTTGTTGTTTTGCGTTTTGCAGAAAGCCGTTCGACCCATAGACGCCTTGTTTCTGGTAGTGAGCGATGCGTCGATCAGTGAGCAGTTTACCTCTGACAGCGGTGGGCCAGTTGGCACGTATGTGAGGTTGGGCGAAACCGGTGATGCGCCCGCCGCTTGGGTGTTGTATAGTTGTCATAAAAATTGTGCCCCTACTTGGCATTGCCGTTCGGGGCGATACGTCTTGGACAATTCGGCTAGATGGCGTTGTGACATAGAGTCATCAACTAATAGCACAGTTCCAAGCATAATCATCACCTCCTTTTTACTAAATTTGGTGAGCAAGGCAGGATTTGATACCTGCATTGAAGGAGAACGAGATTTGAACTCGAATCTTTGGACTGTTAATCCAACGCAACACCAAGTTTTGCTTTCTCTTTTTCACTTTAGTTTTTATCTAAGGCGTCTATCTTCCGCCACTTGCTCATTTAGTATAACACCACTACCCCGCTTCGTTTGCCCATCTGTACACAAAGCACACAAAGCGGGGGTGTGGGGTTACGGTCGGCCTACTTTGACCCGTTTACTTTTTCGCTTATCTAAGGCGGCAGCACGTCGTTGGGCTTTTGTAGTCCGAATCCAACGTGCCTTTGTGTTGTTGTTCATTTATTTGTATTTATTGGCCGACTCCGCCGCTTCGTTTGCGACGATAGCGGTAGCCAGGGTTTTGAGGTTTGATTCCTTCGCCGCTTCGTCGGTGACGTCGAACTCCGCCAGCGTGACGCCGTTCTTCGAGAACCGCTTGCGCCAGTGGGCGATACGTTCTGCACCTGCTGCGTAGATGGCCGCTGCACCTTCCAGTGCATACTTCGGCAGGCCCTTTTCCTTTGCTGTGCGTTCGGTCACACGTGCATCGAGGTTGTAGAGACGGAGGTTGGCCAACGTCTGTAACCACGCTTCGATTTCATCGGCTGTAGAGTGGGTGTGAGAGTGCGCCAAGTGTTTGAGTTGATCGGCAATCGAGGTCTCGCCGTCTTCTTCACCTGCTGCACTCTCGGCCTTGGTGCCGAGGTCGGAGGCGGGATGGAAAGTATACCCCTCAACGCAGGCTTTGCGGAAACGGTTGACGTATTCCTTTTCATTCTCCGCTGGCACGGTGCGGGTCTTCCCCGCGTTCTTGCCCTTACCTTCGACTTCCTCGGTCAGGTATTTGAAGCCGGTCACGCGTTCGATGTCCGTGGTGAACTGGTCGCGGGCTTGCGTTGCTGTCGTGTGCGCCGCCAACTGCCTGTTGACGATTTCAGTGATCTTCTTCGACGCATCAGCTCCGAGGTCTTCCGAGATGACTTCAACGCTAGGGTAAATGCCGAAGCGGAAGCCGTCCTTGAGTCCAAGTGAGGAGAAGCGAGTTTCTGTTCTTTGTGTCATTTTGTTCTTTCTGTTTGTTTTAGGTTTAGGTTTGTGTAGATGTCGCCGAGGGCGACAAAGTGTTTAAGGTATCGCGAAGCCATTGGGCGGCCTTCGGGTTGAAACATTCAAACTCCATATAGCCGTTTATAGCATGAAGATTGTTGTATTGTTGGTTAGAAACCCACCAACGTGTGCATTCATAGGGTTCGTTGGTTTCGATAACGATCCACTCGGAATCAGGAATATTGGGCGTCATTGCGCGGCCTCTGGGGCGGTGTAGGGGAAGGTTATATTTGTAGTAAGTGCTCCTTCTCCCGCTTCGTGAACGTCGGGTTCAATAAGAACTTGTGCAGTGTTGGGCGGGTCAGCGAAGCCGTTGTAAATAGCATTAGCTATCTCTACTCCCTGGGTGGGAGTGCAGTCAGCTAGTTTACCGTAGTCAGTGGGGTTGACTTCAAAGGTGATTTGTATTGTCATATTTGAGCTTTTGTAGAAAGTAAGTTTCACTTTGTGAATATTACACGCCCATCATCATAAGCAGTTCTTCTGCGCCGTAAACTGTATTGGTTTCGCACGATTCACATCCATATTCACGTGCGTCTGGTTCGCAACCATCTTGTTCTTCGCCACATTCGATACAGAAACCTGGGTTATCGGTTCCTGTTGATTGACGTTCGACAGCTTCCATTACCCGCTCTAATGTGATAGATGAATGTTTTTTCATTGGTATTTCTCTTTCAATCTCTGCGTTCTGGTTTGTTCTCGCCCGCGTGCTGAGGACGTCTCAACTGGGTCGCGGATGAAAAAGTCATAATGACCGATGAAGGTTTTGCCGGTGGGTTGGACTACAAGGCACTCGATGCCGTCGGTTGCGACACAGTGGCCACGTAGGTTGGGCAGTGCATGTATAGCTCCCACGATGGGAGGATTGAGTTGTCGCCAGTTGTCGATGCGACGACGCTGTATGCCGTATTGAGCGAACAGCCGGACGATGGGGTCAAGCTGGGTCATGGTAAATCCAACCACATCACCACCTGCGATGACTGTAGCTCTGGTTTGTTTATTGTTATGTCGTTTATGCGACCGTCGTCGAGGTTATTTAAACGTGGATGTTGGTCTGAGAGAAAGTCAACCGACACTTCACTCTCGCCTCCGTATTTGCCAATGGCGTAACCGACGATGGTTTGGAGTTGTGTGAGCGTCATTTAATAAATAAAGCAGGGAAGAACAACTTTTGGTGCTCAACCGGGCAAACCGGCAAAGGAATTTTGGCTTTGAAGTCTTTTAACAGCAGGGCTGAAACTGAAGTTGAAACGGTCGAAAATTTATAGTTTCTAGCCTTGTGTTCATTGAGAAAAACCTGCACAGGTAAAAGTAAATAACCAATTGACTTTGCATCGTCCTTATATCCAAAGCCAGTAGGACTAAACCATATATCATGGATGCACTCTCCGTCAGAACAACAAAACTTACCAGAATCAAGAATGACCGGCTGTGTCTGATACGGGTTATTGAGTATTTGCTCATCACCCACAAGTTTGAATAAAAGTGCTTTATTTTCGTTTAGCATAGGTTAAATCCGGTAAAGGGCCACAAGGTTTCGCCCGCGAGGGTTAAGGTTAAGGGTGAAGCCGCTCGGCTGGCATATAGATATGGGAGGGAGGGAAAAGCGCATATGCGATAAAAGCGGCATGGGGAAAGCATAGCGCGGCCTGAGCATATGCGCAAGAATTATTTTTCGCTGCATCGCGCTGCATTGCAATGGCTTAGAGAGCATGAAATTATATTTTTAAAT